TGTACTCGCAAGGCTCTTGAACCATTCCGAAGCGGGTCCGTCATCGGACCCGTACCATTGTTCCATCAGCCCGTCATATTCTTCACGCAGACTGTTCAACCAATTGGTTGAACCACCCCAAGACGGATGGGATCGCATGGATTCAAACCGCAACTTATGATTATTATCTATTTGCCATGCGCAAAGACCGGCAGCGCTTTCCCAAGTCTTTGGCTGGATGACTGGCACTTCATTCTCCATGTAAATACCTCCTGATTACTGGCTCACTTACCAAATGTGTTCTCAATTTGCCTAAGAGTATGTCGCGTTTTCTTGCAACGGTTGTCTTCGGCATTCCTAATACATATTCAACTTGACGCAGGCTCATCTTCTCAAAAAGCAGCGCGTTAAGAAGCCATTGTTCCCAATCTTCCAAATAATTTAGTGCGTTTAACACTATTTCTTGGAGTTCAACCTGCTCGTCTTTAGACGTAAGCGGTTCATCAGGACCGGCTTGTTGCAACGCCTCCATCGGTGTTGCAGGTAGTTGGCCTTGGCTTTTGTAGCGCTGAGAAAGAGAAACTAACGCTACTGGATCGAAGGAATACTCACGTTTTGCCATCGCCCCTAGTGTAATTCATGGCAGGGTGCAGATGCTCTTCAGCGATTACGCGAGTGTCCTCGCTGTAACCCGAAGGCTCACCCTTTTCCCACGCTTCGTCGTGGTCAATCCAGCCTAAGATTTCGACTGCCCGAAACTCTGGGGCCACGGGTTTAACCACGAACAAAGTCAATCCCTTGCCCAACTGTCGTTCTCGCACGGCAGCGCTAGTGCTTGTCCGAACCCGGCGCACTTCAATGTCGTTCCCGACATCAGGGATGTGCTTGTAGTCCTTGTGTACAGACTGGTGCCATACATGGCCCGACCAGTATTGGTTGGTGATCTTTGCTACCGCCAACTCTCCGACACAGGCTGCGACCTGTGCCGTTCGATCATCTTCCATGCGTTTCTTGTCATAGTAGGGAGCGTCTTTCTTCCCCCAGTTCTCAATGTACCTTCGGGCGCCTACATGGGAGGCCCATTCGTATTCCCACGTTTCCAATTCGACAAGCATCATTCTTTGACCGCTTTCAGTCGCATCACAAGCCGGTCGTTCGGGATTATTCCCGCACGTTGGCACCCATCTAGGCACAGTTTCACGTAGTTGTCCAAATCTCCACGCAAAGGAGTCTCCCATGATTTCAATGAGCGGACGGTGATGTACGTTGCTTCTTTGCAAAACGTCATCTCCACCGATACGGGGCCGTCAAAGACTGGCGGGTCTTCTCCCGCAGCCACGATGTAAGATTTCTCAGCCAGAACGGTTTCTTTAGGCGTATAGACACGACCCTTGCGCGACATTCGGGGACGACCCTTGGGCTGTGGTCTACCCGGAACCACGAACGAGAACTCATCTGACGTTGGCTCTTCGGGCTGCGTCTTGGACGAGCCTGTCGATTTGGCGGTCGCAGTCATTTCTGCCTGTGAACTTCGGTCCGTCTTTCCACCATTGCCCCAATCGTGTGTCTAGGTCTTTCGTCCATGACGTAACGTCCCCTTGGGAGTAACCCGATTCGATCATCGAACGGGCGAACCTGTTGAGGAAACCGTGCCGACCTCGGCCTGCACCAGTACCACGATAGTACGGAACGGGACCGTTCTCGTACATCTCTGCTGATAGCCCACGCAAACGTGTGCCATCCACATTCATTAGGGGTTCTTTGCTGTAGTCCCGCTTGGGTGGCAGGTCAGGGTAAACGGGTTCCGGTTCCTGATACAGAGCGGCTGCCGCCTCCAACGTGGCTGTAGGCGTTCGTCCTTGTTCTGCGAGGATGATGAAGTCGAATAGATCCAACCATTCCTCATCGGTTTCGCTGTCGCTGCTGCTATCTACGACAACCTGCCGATGCTCGGGACGTTTCCCACCATACGGTAAGCGCATGTAGTTGCCGGGTGGACCCTTAAGGGAATCCTGTTTCGGATAAACAGCGTCGTAAGGGATGTCGGCAAGATCAAGCGCAGCCTTCATGGCCCGGCGCATGGTCGATGCTTTCACCCAATCCTTGTTGAATATCCAAACGTGGTAACCCTTGCTGCGTGAGCGTTCCAACCAGCATTCAATATCTAATGCACGGAAAACATTCTGAACACTCCTTGCGTAAATCAGTGAGTCATCGCCTTCGTCTATGTCGATGGAACCCCATCGGCACATCCAAAGGTCTGGCTCCATCTCCACGTAAGAGCGGTTGTCGTCAACGTCTTCACGCCACGTATCAGAACCACCACGCTCATAACGGGGATCATAAACCATCGGATAAATACCGATCATTTCTTCACCAGTTAGATGTTTCTCTAGCAACGCATCGTCAACGTCTGCCCACCGGCAGCCACCAACGTCCGTTCCATAAGCGAGATTGAACCCGATGAACAGGTTCCTTACCTGCGAGGCCGGGAGTATCTCATTCATCTAAGATCATCTGCTCCCATATGATTCCCGGCTCCAACAGTCTTCCACTTGCATGGATGGTCAGGTTGACTTCCGCTTTCTCTCCGTCACCAGACTTATTCTTCCACAAGCCAGCGCTGATTTCGTTTTCATAGACTTTGCGCTCTGCTTCCTCCATGTTGGTGTCATCCCACCGCCGCCACGTTTCGATCAGGAAGTGGCTCTCGCTCGTGGATGCGTACCGTCCGGCCTCAATCCCACCGGCACGGCCACGGTTCCCTGAACCCCGGCCTGACTGATGCAAGATGACACCTATGACACGCCAGTCGGATACCAACTGCTTGAACGATTCGATCTTGGCTTGCACACTGGCTGCATCGCCAGAGCCACCACCACGAATCAACTCCAAGTAGTCGTACACCAGCACCTCGGGGCGCTGCCCATCCCACAGTTCAACTGAAGCAATGCGCATAGCCTTGTCGATATCATCAACGCTCATGCCCGTAGATTCAAAGTGCAGGTTCGTTTCGTCACGCATCAGTTGTTCAACACGTTCCCAAGCGAGTGGGTCTTCCCTGATTAGGCGTCCGATCCAATCCTTCTGGTCAATCTCCATACGTATCGCTGCGTATCTACCCCAGAACATTGTTTCGGTTTCATCTGGACTCACCCACAGAGTGCGATGCTTGCGGTTACGAGCCACCATGTTCAAAGCCAGTAGCGTTTTACCTGTGTGCGAGCGACCGATAACAGTCACCAACTGACCAGCGCGTGCCCCACCCAAGGTGGCTTCATCGAATGCCCGCACCCCGAATGACCATTCGCTACCGGAACGCAGGTCATGGCGCATACGCCTGACTTGCTCACGCTTCGGTGTGAATAGTCTTTGCAGGTCTGCTGGAGAGATTCCCTCTATTTCTGCTGGAGGCTGCGAGGGTGCCGGGGTCGGGGCATCCGTAGATACCCCTCCCCCGGCCCGTGCGGTGGCGACCTTCGCCAACGCTTCTTCCAGACTGAGTTCCTCAGGCACTGGCCTTAGCCAACCAGCCTTGAGGATCTACAGGATCGGGGCGGTCACCCCAGTTGAAGGAAGTGTTCTTCACTAGAGCAGCGAAGTACCCACTCTTGCTTGCGAGGGGATGGTTACCCTCACCCTGATTCAAGACAGGGGTACCGTCAGCGTTCACACTGACACCCTTCTTGATTTTGAAATCACCAAGCCCACACTTGCCGTTCTTGGTAACCGGGATGTCCTTGCTCTGCAATGCTTCAGCCCAATAGTCGGCAGGGAACTGACGTGTGCCACTCCCAAACAACTGCCGTATCGCCTGATTGCACAGGAACATGGAATCCTTGCCAGCGAATACAACGCCAGCATTCTTTTCCGCCTGCCAAATTGCCAGCACCTGACCGTACTCTTCGTCAGCCACGTACTTGGATGTAGCACTTCCACTGTATGCGGGGGCATTTGCCTGCGCTGCTCCGGGGAATGCGGCAGTCACAACGGCGGTCAACTCGGGGACTGCACTAGCAGACACGCTTTGACCGGGCGCTACCGCTACTACAGGCCCACCTTCCACATTCACTAGAGAATCTTTCAGGTTGGGTAGTTCCTTAGCGAGAGCACGCGCATTCTCTATTGCCATCGTGACGGCTACACCGTCGGGTTCGTTGCCAATCTCTGCGACAGCGAGTTCAACCGCTGCTTTGAGAATGACCTGTGCTTCTATACTTGCCCGTTCTACCGGACTCATTGGCGTCCAAGCCATATCAAGTGCCTCCTATTGTTGCACCTTTACACCGTGCGAAATTTTCGCACCATTTATTAGAACACCACCAACCGTTATCACCCAACGGGAATGGACCCATCTGAGTTTCCAACAGTCGGCAGAGTGCCAACACCTTTATCCGCAACCAGTCGTAATGTGACTGGTCACGCACTAGATCCATACGACCTACACCCTTAGGGTGCATGACCGCATACGAGAAGTTAGGGATACCCATCGCATAGCAGTACGCAATGGATTGCACATCCCAGCGTTCGTACTGCCATTTATCCCTGCTGTAGTCACGACCGGGGAACTTCCAGTCCCATAGCCGATCCTCTTCTACGAGGTCGATGGTGCCTGTCATGCGGACAACACGTTCGCTGTCTTCTATGAGCGGCACGTCGAAGGTGTGCTCAACCATCACGGGCTGCACGTTAGGGAACACTTCCTCATGCCAGTTGGCTAACTTCTCCAGCCCTGCCGAATACGCAGTCGCAGGGTTGTAGTTGTTCCACACCTGAATGGTCGGGATTGTTTCTTCCCAATAGTCTTCAAACGCATCGTTCATGTCCTGAAGGGACATCTCAGCGATGCCATCCTTGCGTGAATTCAACGCATCTTCAGCAACGGCGTGGCATACGGTCCCCAGCGAGGAAGCATCCTTAATGCTTTCGCCTACAAGGCCGAAGACTTCGTTGCGCCATCGTTCCAGACACATGTCTGAAGTTTTGATGGATGATTGTCGGACCCATGTATGGACCCATCGCCCTTCGGCATCTCTGTGTAGCGGATATTTCTGCATTGTCCTCCCTATGTAGTTCTAAGTACCAACCCCTCTCCCCCTAAAGGGGGGAGGGGTTGTACTAAGTACCTGTTCCCAGTCTAGTCGTCGCCGTCGTCCGGTTCCGACTCCTGCCCGTTACAGTCCTGCGACTCAGGTTCCAGTTCCGTGACTTTCTTTACGATTGGGTTACGAACACGTAAGAACTCTTCACGAGTCAAGGCTTCGTTGTATCCCAGTGGGGTCAAACCCATGCTGCCTCCTTCATGCTGCGTCTTCCTCTAGTCCTTGTATGCGCCTCTTCAACTCGCGTATCTCTTTCAAATACGCTTGCCGTTCAAACATCTCAGCCGCGTTCTCTGTTTGGGTAATCGCTTGCAAATGATCCGGGTTGATACAGGCACGGGTATGACATTTGTGGTGGATGACCGCTCCCTTGGGGATTGGGCCAACCCACGTTTCGTAAGCCATCCGATGGGCAATCACCGTCTTTCCGTTTCTGTCGCCGCGTTTGACTCTTACCGGTGTCGCTTTCCCGTAGCCGTGCTGCCCTATGTGATTCCATAGCCAACAGCCAGAAGGCGCTTTCTCGTGACGAGCGTTTAGGTATTCATGATTAGAGGTAGCCCATTCGTGCTGACCGCCCTTGGGGTCACCGTAGATAAGCCATTTCTTGTAGTGCCTTCCGCAATAACCTCCCGTGTGGTAAGTGTCATCGCAATCTTCCACCAGACAGGGGAGGACGCCTCGTTTGACTGGCCGCACATAAGTAGGATCACCGTACTTGAGCCACTTTTGGTAGTGCGGGCTACACCACCCCCGCGCCAAGAGGTCAGTTCGGTGGCACCCTTCGACTGAGCAGGTCTGCTTCACACCCATGCGTTATCCACCATGTCAGGTCGCGGCGCCCAATCGTAATACATGGTCTGCCACACATCCCCCAAAGCACGGAGTTGAGCAACATCCATCCCGGCCTTACCACACGCACTCTTGAAGTTCGGGTACGTCATTTCCTCGTAGGCGTAACGCTCTAGGTACTGCACCCAATCGGTACGCAACGCTGCTATCCGATACGGGTAGTCCCGGTACGGGGTTACGATAATGTTCTCATTCGTGTAACACCGATCGGCCACCGCTCC